GTTTTTCCTCCGATTTCGTAGTCGGTGATGGCCTCGGATTCACCTAAGTGCAGGTCATGGAGCCATTCTTTGGCCTTGGTCTTGACGGCCTCGTACAGTTTGGTTTGTTCTTGTGTCATGGTTATTACCAGGGGGACAGGGGGTGGGGGAACCTGTAGCCCGTGTAAAGGCGGCCATTGAGTGCCGCCGATATCAATAGGGACAAGTCGAGGGGGGCGCCATCCGAGGCGGCAGAGCATAAAAGCCCGGCCTTGGTGGAGCACATCTTAACGTTTTGTGTCCAGATATCCGGGGCGGGGTGCTCAATATGATATCGATATGTCAAGTGAGGGACAAGGCCTGCTTTTTTAGCGGAGGCGATGTGGTTGTTGATATTGGTGATATCTGCGGCGAACAGTTCCATGGACACGGGCTTGGATAAGTCATATTGGTGCATGGTGAGCAGTTCGTCAAGCCGGAGCATGGCGGTATTCTTGGCCTCTTCCACGCTCTCAAGGCCATGCTGTACATACGTGAGGGCCCCGGTACCACAGTTAATGTCAATCTCAACATAAACCGTGATGAGCCCGGGCTTGCCGTCAATCTGGCTGGGGGAAAACTGGAAGGTCACGGAAGCATCCCCGCTATCCTCGACAGGATAATAACGGGAAATGTAACGTGTCTGCCCCGGGGCACCGCTTGTGCGGCTGGTGAAAGCTTTGAATCGCTTCATGGTTACCTCTCTGTGTTTTTTTCTGCCCGGCTTAGGTGCCGGACAGCGACAAACTATTGGAACCCCGAAATTCTGTCAAGAAAATTTTCTAAGAATTTCCCGGACAGACTAAAAACAGAGGGTAAGCATAACTAATCGAGGTGATATAATGACCATGCTTAGATGACTGAAAAGAATGACTTTACAAACCTTTCATACTAATGTAGTATGAATGTAGTACGAAATTATGCTATAAAAAAGAAAAAGAAAAAAAAAGAGAACATAGAGGACAAGCCTCTATATTCTCATATATACTATATGCGGATAAAATCAAGCAAAAACCTGTGAATCAAGCACTTAACTGTTTTGATTTATACTAAACCAATACTAAAGAAAATAGCTTATTCTATATGAGCCAATGGCTTATGCTAATTTATAGAGACTTGGATTGGCTACAAGGGAAAGGGGCTTATGAAGTCCACAAAAGGCGAAATTGACGTGAAGGGGTCTAATCTTGCGTTTATGGAGTTTTGGGGCTTGGCTGGTATAATTTCATGCTTTTGAGATATTTCACACCTTAGCAAATAAATTTGGTGCCGTGTGGGCAAAAAAAAAGCCCGGCTGTTAAACCGGGCTGTGCTTGGTGAGGGACTTAGCTAAACCATATTGTGCTCCAAAAGATAATCCCGGGCCTCTTGAGCCGTGGGATAATGCTCAAGATAATAGCGGAGAGCATCGACGACAGCCGGAGTTACGGGCTCAGTACGGGAAGCATAGTTTAAACCGCCATACTCATGGAGAAACTTGTTGACGTGTCTCGTGGTACTCACGGAGTACTTATTGACGTTAAGATAGCAAACTCCGTCAAGAATGACCGCCATATTCGTCCAGTAACTGACAAACACGGCAGCATAAGGACTTTTTTTACGCTCCAGCACGTAGCACGCGGAGGCCGGAGCATACTTTAACGCCTTGCGGGTAAAGGCCTCTCGGTTATGGTTATGACGTAAATACATTATTCACCCCCTTGGTTTTTCTTGTAAAGGAAACCGTACCACTTGACCGGGTCGGTAAGTGTCTTAAACTGCGCAAGATAAGCCCCGTAGCCGTGGCTCCGGAAATAGTCCTGCATACCTTCAAACGTGAGCCGGAGTCCCCGGCAGGTTCTGGCCAAGGCCGCTGCCTTGTTCTCTACTGAATTCATGTAACCAGCCATGTTGTGTACCTCTCTTTTCGTTTTTTTCGTACCGGCTGTGTGGTACATGGCCACTAAGCCACAAGCACGTTTCTTGTCAATGAAAATTTGGAAAAAAATCCGGGCTGTTTTTGGTAAATCTCTGAGCCATGGCCATTTACAGCCATGAAATTATTTCGCATAAGCCGGGAACCAAGGCGGCCTTGCGGTCATTGCCGGGCTTATTCAGCATGAAAGAGAGAGGAAGACCCACCCTTCGACCCCCCGCCCCCCAAATCTATATACATATCCCCCCGCGTAAAATGATGAAGAGACCGCCCCCGGCTTCGGTCGGGGGTTTTTCTATCTGCGCAATCCGGCCCCTATTGCGGAGATATATCCTTACAAAAAGCCTATAGTATATTTTAAGCGACACAAAGTATAATATAGATTCCATATTATACTTTCCGGCCAATATCAGGCCAAACTGGCCGGATAGCAAAACCCCGGCAATGATAAGGTAGAGCCGGGGTCGGGAGGGAGGGAGCGGAGGTTATAGCCAGATCATCTGTGCCTGGCTCGTGAATCTGTCTTTGGTGGATTGATTAGGTTAGAGAGTGCATATTTCCCAGGTGTGGTTTTTTTTCTTGACATATTTCTGGGTTATGATTGTTTTGGTATAGACATCAGTCGAAGTTGTGGGTTACCTCTCACATCTGTGGCGGTGGCGAGTGTTCCGAGTGCTTGTCGCCGCTTTTTTATTTTGGTGTTGAAGGAGATATAATGGGACGCAAGAAGTTGGTTCCAGCTTATGGGGAGAGTATTTTATCTGGGGTAAAGGATGAGGGTTTGTTAGGTTTGATGGTAGTTCGGTATGTGACTCATTTATTGGCTCAGGAGGGAGTAGATGAGGGTTATGCGATAGCAGAGTGTTCGAGGTTGACGGGTATGACGAGGGATGGAGTTCGTCAGATTTGGGACAATCGTGCGCGGGTTGTAGGTGCGAGCATGGCTGAATATGAGATAAGTGGAGATTTGTTACGGAGTAAGTTACGAGCTTTGTATTTGAAGTTTGTGGAGGAGTTGGGTCGTCGTAATTTGAGTGATGCGAGCATCAAGGTGATTCTTGAGTCGTTGCGTGTTTTGAGTGGTTTGGACATGTCGATGGGTTTATCTTCTGGGGCGGGGGAGGATGCAGGCGGCATGGTTCGAGTGGGTAATGGTGTGAATGTTGCGAGGAGCAATGTGATGATATTTGTTCCGATGCCTGATAGTGCGAAGCGTCACACGAAGGATGTTGGAGATGGTCGGGTGGTGAGTGACGTGATTTCCGAGGGAGAGGGGAACAAGGCGAAGCGGGTGTTTGTTGAGAGCAAGGTAGCGGAGGAGGCGGTTTTCCGGACGGAGGATGAGATGGACGCTTTGGAGGGGCTGAAGGACATAGAGCGCAAGGTGCGGGCGAAGCGTGCTGGAGACCGGGAATGAGCAGGTTAGGCAGTTTGGTGAGTTCTGAGACGGCCAATGATGTCATGCAGAGGGAGGTGTCTGGGGTCACGTTCAAGCCTTATCCGAAGCAGGAGTTGTTTTTGTCTTCCGAGGTGGATGAGGTATTGTTTGGTGGTGCCCGGGGAGGGGGCAAGAGTGCGGCTTTGATTATAGATGCGGCGTTAAAGGTTCGGAAGTGGCATTATGAGGGGACGGATTTGGACATGATTCCGGTGGCTGACAAGTACAGCATTGACTATCCGGAGTACAAGGCAATAATCATAAGGCGCACGTTTGATGACATTTACATGAACTTCATGCCTGAGGCGGAGAAGATATACAGCAAGTTGGGTGCGGTTTGGCGTGAGAAGAAGAAGGCTTTTATCTTTCCTTCCGGTGCGAGGATACACCTTGCGTACTGTGATAATGTGGCAGATGTGAAGAAGTACATTGGCGGTAACTTCCACTATCTTGGTGTGGAGGAGTTGAACCAGTTCCCTGAGAGTTGGATACGTGATTTGGGTGGTTCCATTCGTTCCACCAACCCGGAGTTAAAGCCCTACAAGCGTTACACCACGAATCCCGGCGGGGTCGGCCATGTCTGGATAAAGAAGCGCTTCATCGACCGTTGTCCGCCCGTGCAGGGACGCACGGTCCGGGTGGAGGAGCATAACCTCGAGTATGTGGAACTCTTCCCCAACGCCCCCTTCGAGGACGAGGAGGGCAACTCCCTCCAGTTCATACCCTCGCTGGTCTTTGACAATCCCTCCCTCATTGACAACGACGCCCGCTATGTCGCCTACCTGAACTCGCTGGACGAGACCAAGCGGGAGATGTGGCTGAGAGGCAACTGGGACGTCATGGGCGGCCTCTTCTTCGAGGAGTTCTCCAAATTCCACCACGTCATAGACGCCCGTAAGTTCAGCTTGGACAAGGACTCCGGCAGGATTTACCGCATGGTTGACTATGGTACCTCCAACCCCTTCGCCTGTATCTTCATGCACGTTGACCCCCAAGGCTACGTCACCATCTTTGACGAAATCTACGAGACCGGGCTCGTGCCCTCGCTCCAAGCCCAGAAAATGCGCACCATGACCAATAAATGGGGACTCACCGAAGACGACATCTACGCCACTATCGTTGACCCCTCCATGAAAATCAAGACCCACGAGTACATGAACACCCTCCACTCCTCGCTGGATATCTACATCGACAACGGCATCGAGCATATCGTCCTCGGTAACAATGACCGGGTGCAGGGCTGGTCAACCTTCCGGGAATTCCTGCGGGTGCCTGACGAAGGACGCCCCTATCTCGTCTTCACCTCCAACTGCATCAACTGTATCGAGACCATCCCCAACCTCGTGAAATCGAACAAAAACCCCGAAGACGTCAATACCGAAGGCGATGACCACGCCGCTGACGCTATCCGCTACGGGCTTATGTACATTGACAAACCCTTCATCCGCACCCCCTATAAAGAAATGATGGAATGGCAAAAACGCCTGAACATGAAGCCAGCAGAGGGAAAACGCTATACCCTCCGTAATGTTTGGGCTGGCTGGTAAAAAATAATGCTTGACATAAAATCACACACCGCAATTTTATTGTGCCAGACGTAATGGGAGGCTAAGTTGCCAGAAAACGCCAAACAGGTCGAGAACGTTACCAGCGTATATCTTGACACCTATAACCAATGGAGCGAAGCCCGGAAACAGGCCGAGGAATGCTACAGATTTGTCCTCAATAAGCAATGGAATGCCGAGGAAATCGCCGCCTTTCTCAAGCAAGGCTCCCCTCCCATGGTCTATAACCTCATCCTCCCCCGCCTCTTTAACCTCATCGGCACCGAAAAAATGAACCGCCGCTCCGTCCGGGTCAGGCCATTCTACTCCTCCCAGCGTGAACTCGCCTCCATCCTCTCCGGCCTCTGGAACCACGTCTGGACCACCCAAGACGGCGAATACGAACTCTCCAAGGTCTTTGCCGATGGCCTTATCATGCCTCTTCCCGGCTGTCTCCGCATCTCCATCGAACCGGATGAGGTGGGCTTCATGGACTACCGCTTCGAGGCACTCCCGCCCTACTCCGTCCTGCTCGACCCCAACCACAGACGCTACGACCTCAGGGATTGCGACTTCATTCTCCGGGAAGCTTGGCTCAGGCCGGAACAGATAATGGATGCCTACGGCGAATTCCCCGAACTCAAACAGTCCCTGAATAAAAAACACTGGTGGGAACGCCTGTCTGAGGAACTGACCAGCGCCATCCAAAGCATGTTCGGCGTCTCCAACCCAGACTCAGTTTTCTACGACAAGGAACGTGGGCTCTATAAAACCATCGAAATGCAAAACCGCATTGACGTCACCCGGGAAACATTCATCGACCCCAACAGCGGCGAATACATCCTGCTTACCCCGGAAGACGCCCAGAAAGCCGCCGAGTCAGGCATGGCCTACGTGGGCTCCACCCGCACCAAGAAAATCCACTACACCACCATCTGCCCCTATCACAACCTCCTGCTCCTTGACGAGGATAGCTGGCTCGAAACCAGCCTCTACGATATCGTGGCCTACTACTCCATTGACCTCAACAACGCCAAACACGAAAACTCCTCACTCGTGAACGTCATGCTCGACCCTCAGAAAAACCTGAATAAACGTGAAATCCAGAAGACATCGTACATCGACCGGAGCATGATTGCCCCCATGGTCTTCTCCTATGACGACCGGGACACCAAGGAAGACTACGATGCCCACGGCAACTCACCCAGCTATTCCATGCTCGTGCGCAACCTCAAATTCCCCCCGCACCGCATCTCCCCATCCCAAATGACCGCCGATGTCTGGAACGATATCTCCGATACCAAGGAAAAACTCAACGACATCTCCGGCATCAACGACACCGCCAGAGGCCAGTCCGAATTCTCCAACGAATCCGCCCGCCTCTACCAGATGAAAGCACAGCGGTTCGGCGCCACCATCAACCATTACCTTAACAACCTCTCCCTCGTGCGCCTCCAAGTAGCCCGCTACTTCCTCGATACCTGCCGTCAGGTCTATCCCGAACTCAACCGCATCGTCTCCACTATGGACGCCAAAAAGAATACCCAGACCGTCGTGCTTAACCAGCAGGTAGGCGATGAAATCCGCAACCAAGTGTCCTCCTTCCTCGGACAGGTCGTACTCGATGAAGGCGAATTTTCCGCCACTAAACTCCAAGAAAACCTCGACCGGAAAATGGCGTTCGCCTCCATTATGCCCCCCGAACTCGTCAACTGGGCGTGGATACTCAAAGACTCCGAACTGCCGGACGTCGAAGAACAAATTGAATACATTCAAATGGTTACTGGCCAGATGCAACAGCAACAGGCCAGGCAACAAGCCATGCAGGAAGACCAGGTCTTCCACCAACAAAACATGGATAAAGCCCAACTCCAAGCCCAAGAACGACAGGCCCAGGAGAAAAGCAAACCCAAGGAGAAAAAGTGAAAGACAACGAAACCAGCGTCCCCGAGAAGGAGACACAACTGGACAACCTGACCGATGACGATATGAAAAACTTCGGCAACGACATCGAGGAAGAAGACGTCCAGTACGACAACAAACCCATCGAGCCCGATGAGGACGAACCAGACGAAGAAGAAGTAGAACCGGAAGGCGAAGAAGACAAGACCGCCAACTGGGAACTTGACGACTTCCGCAAAGCCTACAAAAACCTCGAGAAAGTGGTCGGACGCCAAGGTCAGGAACTCGGCGAACTCCGCAAAGCCACCACCACGCCACCCGAAACAGCTTCGGAACCCAGACAGAAGACCGAGGCCGATATCCCCAATATGACCGAGGCGGAAGTTGACCACTTCATCGCCAACTATCAACTCGAACTGGAAAACAACCCCGACCTCAGTATCGAGGACGGAGCCAAATTCAACCTCATCCAGAAACACCTGCGACTCCTCGACAGACGCAAAAACAAACTCGAGGTGCTCCGGGAACTCAAACAGGAACAAGCCCAGACCGCTATCCAAAAAACGGTGGGCAACTACCAAAAAGAAAACAACCTCTCAGACGCCGAAGCCGCTGATATCGAGCGCCTCGCAAAACGTCTGTCTGATGACGGAAAAGTGGCACATAACGACCTTGAGGCCGCTTATCTCAAGCTCTACCCTGAAAAGTTTTACCAGACCTTAGCAGAAAGACAAAGGGTACGGCTCGAGAAAGCAAAAGCCAAAGGTGTGCCACGCTTACCATCAGGTAACAGCAACGCGCCAACCCCAAAAATGACCGCCACCGACCTCGCCAAAATGGATGAGTTCGACAGGCAACGTTATTTGGACTCATGCTCCTTAGAAGAAGTGGACAGGCTCCTTGAAGAGGTGAATAAAAAGTAACCTAAGAAAGGAGATACGAAATGCCAGTAGGTGAAGTATCCACCGACCACATACTCAACGTACCGCTGTTATCGACCAAGCTGGCCAAAGCCGCTTGGTATAACACGTTCTGGGCGAAACTGGCCAACTTCCAAGGTATTACCCGTACCAACGGAATCCGCCAGACCAACCCAGCGCAGAACGTTGTAGTACAAATGCTCAACGACTTCGTTGAAGAGGGCAGGGACAATATGCTCATGTCCATGATTATGCCTCTCACCGAAGACCCCGTCTATGGCGACACATGGCTGAAGGGAACCGGGGAGACCCTCTCCCTTCGCCACTTGCGTGTGTACATCAACCAAGTCCGCAAGGCCGTCACCAAATCCTCAGGCAACATGAGCAATC